AGCTGCAAGTCTCACGGACTTGGGCACCTCGACCCCCGTTTCCTCGATCAGCTTGTCGCAGGGTCTTTCGTCGAACTATCCAAATTCTTTTGCGGGGGGACTCTAATGTTCCTCATCCAGCAAATCACGAGTGATCCACTTCAAAAGCAAACGCTGCTTTTGCCGGACGGAACCTCGCTCTCACTGACGATCAATTTCGTACCCATGCAATACGGCTGGTTCGTCAACTCGCTGGTTTACCAGTCGTTCACCTTGAACGGGCTACGGATCACCAATAGTCCGAACATGCTTCACCAGTTTAGGAATCAGATCCCATTTGGCTTGGCCTGTTTCTCCGCGAACAACCGCGAGCCCTCTCAACAGCAGGATTTTTCTTCGGGAGCATCCCAGCTTTACATCCTGAGCGCCGCCGAAGTCGCCCAATACACGGGGTTACTACAAAGTGGATAAACTCGGGCGAAATTATCAGTTGCTGGTTCAGACGCAAGAGGGATCGCTTCTCACGATCGCCCCTCCTTTCACGGTCGAGTTTGACATCACTCGAAACATTCTGACTTCGGCCAATGTTTCCTCGATCCGTGTTTTCAACCTCTCGCAAAACAACCGAAATCAAATCCGAAAGAACGTCAACGACTACGGCGATCTCAGGCAGATCACCCTCATGGCGGGCTACGGGACGAACCTTCCCTTAGTCTTCACCGGAAATATTACTCAAGCGTGGTCGGTGCGCGAAGGCACGAACGTCATCACGCAGATTGAGTCCTACGACGGCGGCTTTGCCTTTGCCAACGGCTTTACGAATCAGCAGTTCCCAGCGGGCACGCCGGTTTCCTCGATCATTACGTCTCTCGCCGGATCTTTGCCGGGAGTGTCGGTTGGGTCTATCGGAAACTATCCGGGCACGATCTCGCGCGCCAACTCCTACAGCGGCACGACCACGGATCTCCTGCGTGAACTCACGGGCGGCGGATTTTTCATCGACAATGGAAAAGCAAACTGCCTGGGCGACAGCGAGTGCCTAGCCGGTGAGATCCAGCTCATCAATTCAGCATCCGGGCTCCTCGGAACTCCGGTGCGCGAGCAGACGATTTTGAATTTCGACATGCTCTTTGAGCCTCGGCTCGTGATCGGGCAGCAGATCCGACTCCAGAGCATCACGGAAGCAAACTTCAACGGATTCTACAAAGTCATCTCAATCAAGCATCGCGGGATGATTTCTGAAGCGGTTTGCGGTGACGCCATAACCTCGGTCGGTCTCTTTTACGGGACGCAGGCCCTCTCGACGGTGCCAGCACTATGAGCACCTTACCGCTCAACGCAGTACCGAGTGACCCGAGCTTGAAAGACCTTCTGGATCTTCTCAAAAAGGACATCCTTCTTTCGATCAACACCCATCACATCGGGACCATTCAGAGCTTCAATTCAGCGAAGCAAACCGCGACGGCTACGGTGAATTACCCGAAGACGTACTACCAGCTCAATTCGGTAACGGGTCTCTACAATCCGGTCCTCGTGAACTATCCGCTGCTTGTGGATTGTCCCGTGATTTGTCTTGGCGGCGGCACCACCGCTCTGACATTTCCGATTCAGACGGGCGACGAATGCCTGGTCCTTTTCAACGACCGCGCAATCGACAATTGGTTTTCCGGCGGAGCTGGGGCAGCTCTTTCGAGCCCAAGGCTTCATTCGTTTTCAGACGGACTGATTCTAGTTGGACTTCGCTCGCTCGGCAACGTGCTCACGAACTACGATTCCACGCGCGCCGTTCTCCGAAACGGCACAACGCTTGTCGGCGTAGGCCCGAGTCTTGTCAAAATTGCCAACCAACAGACCACGCTCAACACGCTTCTTCAGAGCCTGATTTCCAATGTGCAGAGCCTCGTCTCGGCAACTTCCGCGATCACCGTAACATGCGCGGCACCTGGAAATCCAAGTTCTCCGCCGATCAACTCGGCTGCCATCAGCGCGGTTGCAAACCAACTGACCACGACGGCAAACCAGATTGCGGGGTTACTCGAATGATTATCCGAGCCCTCGATGCAAACGGTGATTGGACTTACGGCAAGGGTCAGAACAACTACTATTCCGGCAATTCCGCCGTCGCGGAAAATATTCAAACGCGCCTGGCCTCATTTCTCGGTGACTGCTTCTTCGACACGGGCGCGGGCATTGACTGGTTCAACCTTCTGGGCGGCAAGGATCAGATCGCGCTCAATCTCGCTGTCGCCGCCGTCATTCTGAATACGCCGAATGTCACCGGAATTCTTCAGCTCGCGCTTCAACTGAACTCGGGCACGCGCGCGATCGTCATCCAGTACCAAGTTCAAACCACTTATTCGCAAATCACCGGGACGTTTCAATACGACCTGAACGGATCGGGGTGAGGAGCACGTATGCCTAATTCCATCGGTGCATCAGGACTAACGACCGCAACCCAAGCAGAGCTTGTCGCGAATTTCACCGCAGCCATGCAGTCGATCTACGGGGCCGACATCAATCTCGCGTCGAACACGCCCGACGGCCAGATGATGATGATTTTCATTCAGTCCGTGCTCGACCTTGAAAATCTGCTTACCCAGATTTACAACATGTTCGATCCCGACAACGCGGTCGGCGTGATTCTCGATCAGCGAGTCGCAATTAACGGGATTCAGCGACAAGCGGGCACGTTCACAGTCACGAACGTCACGCTCACCGTATCGCAAGCGCTCAATCTCTATGGTCTCGATCAGACCGCGCAGCCCATCTACACGGTTGCCGATAATGCCGGAAACCAGTGGCAGCTCCAAACCACTCAGCATATCAGCGTTCCTGGAACCTACGTCTTTTCGTTTCAAGCCGCGAATCCGGGCGCGGTTCTGACGACGATCAACACGATCACCGTTCCAGTGACTATCGTTCTCGGCGTTACATCAATCAATAACCCGACGACGTACACGACACTCGGGATCAACGAGGAGGCGGACGCGGTTTTCAAGGTCCGTCGCCAAAAGTCCGTGCAATTATCCTCGGTCGGATACCTCGCCGGACTACTAGCCGCACTCCAAAATATCAGCGGAGTAACAGGCGCTTTCATTTACGAGAACACCGGAGGCACGACCGACGCAAACGGCGTTCCTGGGCATTCCATTTGGGTGATCGTCGCGGGCACAGCAGTGGCTTCGGCCATCGCTCAGGCCATCTATACCAAGCGCGATAGCGGCTGCGGAATGACAGGCGGCCAGTCCTACGTCATTACTCAGGCCGACGGAACTCCTTTTGTCGTTTTCTGGGATAACGTCGTCGCGCAAAATCTCTATATTCAGTTCACGGCTTCATCGGTCGATGGGGTGAACGCGCCGAAGATCGCGCAGATCCTTGCTGGACTTCCCGCGATTTTTGTTCCAGGCGTAAACCAAGAAGTAAACGCCACGGCTTTGGGCACCTTCGTCCAGCAGATTGACCCGAACTGTTTGGTGAGTAATGCGGGATTTAGTGCGGCACCGGGCGGACCCTATACGCCGACACTCACACCATCAGCGAAAAATAAGCAGTTCATGGTGGCTCAGGCCAACATCCTCATCCTGCCGATCATTCTTTCGCCGACGACGATCAACGTGCCGCGGACGAATACACAGCAATTTACGCCGAACGGGGGAAGTCAAACCGGCTACGTCTACGTTCTTACCCAAAATCAGAGCGGTGGAAATATCAACGGGTCTGGATTTTATACAGCAGGCAGCGTGACCGGGGTGGACATCGTTCAGGTCACGGATTCGCTCGGTAACACAGCAACAGCCACGGTGACGGTCACATGAGTAGCACGCAAGACCTCATCAATTACTACGCGAATCTCCTGATCTTGCAATATATCGGCAAGCCGAAAGCCTACGCCACGATTCAAACGCTTGTGACTCCAGTGGTGATGCCGCAAACGTCCGTCGAGACGATTTCATTTTCGGGCATCGCAGCTTCTGGAACTTTTGTCCTTGCGTACAATGGAAATAATTCGGCTGCGATCAACTGGAACGATTCTTTGTCCACGATTCAGTCGAAACTTCAAGCGGTCAGCGGATTAGGCTCCGTGACAGTCACGGGCTCCATTGCCTCTGAACTTTTTACCGTGACTTTCACGGGCATTACACCTCCGGCCTCGCTCCTCACGTTTTCATCGAATTCTCTTCAAACCTCTGGCGCAGTCGCGATTGCGCTTTCGATTGCGGCTACCGACCAGATGCTTCCGCTTGCGGTTCAAAACGCATTCAATCTGACGAGTGCCGTAGGAGCGCAGCTTGCCATTCTCGGTAAGTACGCGGGTGTGACTCCGAATGGCTTTACATTTTCTGGGCCGATCACGCTCAACGATACGCAGTTTCGCGCTTTGATCCAAGCCATGATCGCCAGGAACATGTTGCAAGGCGATCTCTCTTCGATTCAAGCCCTCATCAACGCCTATTTCAACGGCGTCATCCAGGTGTTCGATCACCAAGGAATGCGAATGAGCTACTTTTACGAGGCCGCGATCGGAGCAAATCCCGTCGCGGAATTCTTCATCAAGCTCGGTGCGCTTCCGAAGCCAATGGGCGTGCAGCTCGCGACGCTGACTTATGCCTATCCGAACAGCGCATTTTTTGGAATGCGGACCTACTTCTACGCAGGTGTCGGAATATCGCCATTGAACTCGTACACGAACTATCAGTCAAATCGACCGTGGCTCAGTTATGCCAACGGGATCGCAGTATGAAGGGGGGACATGAATGGCAAAGCTATCCAGGGTAACGCAAAAGATTTTCGGAAGCAGCGCCGGCGCGAACCAGATCGGCAAATTCGGGAGCTACGCAGCGGGTTCGCCCGTCATTTCGTCGGACCCGACGGTCATTCAATCGCTATCGAACTGGCTCACGGGTTGGTTCGGCGCGGTCGTCGGCGGAAACAGCCCCGCGATCGAGGACATGAACGCCGTTTGCTTCGTGTACGCCTATCAGCTTGCCTATCTCATGCAGCAAGGCATTCCAGAGTATGACTCGGGCACGACTTATTTCACGGGCTCTCTCTGCACCTCGGGCGGCGTGCTTTACCGATCGCTCCAGGATAACAATACCGGAAACGCCCTTTCAAATTCCAACTTCTGGCTCCAAGCCTCCGGGCTCTATGCGGGAGAAGGATCAAACGGAACAACGGTCCTCGATCCAAGCGTCAATCCTTACTACGTCGTACCCGCGACTGCCGATGGATCCAATATCCACGTCAAAACCTCGAAGGGTCCGAGCTTTATTTTTCTTCCGAATCCAGCGCTTTTGGAAAAAATCACGATCCACGACATCGACGGCGTAGCGAATGCGAACCCAATCACGCTCGGAATCTTGCCGACCTTCGCCTGGGGAGACAATACCAATTTCGAGACGGGCGCAGCAAACCCTCCCTCGAATCAAACTCCCTTTGGGGCATATAGCTCTCCAGTTCTCGTGCAAACGAACCCGCTCGCTGCGATCGCGATTCAATCCGCGGCATCGTATTTCCTCGATAAAGCGGGACTCATTTGGGCAGTTGGAACCGCCGCAAACGGACAGCTTGCATCGGGTGACGTAACCCCAACTCGCTCCGTGCCGACGATGGTGGCTTACGTCTCGGGCGCTACAATGATCGCGGCAGGTGGGAACGGAGGCTATGCACGAGCTTCTTCCGGCCAACTCTGGGCCTGGGGCTTGAACTCGAACGGCCAGGTCGGAGACAATACCGTTTTGAGCCGATCGCTTCCGACTTTGGTCACGGGTACGAGCTCCTATACGGCTGTCGTCGCGGGCTTGAACCACGCGATGGGGCTTACAGCGGCAGGAGTCGCGCTCGCATTTGGAAAAAATGATTTCGGACAGCTCGGAAACAATGCTTCCGCTACTGTCGCTCAAAGTTCTCCGGTCGCCGTCGTAGGCGCTCCTCCAGCTTTCAAGGCGATCGGGGCCGGGCAAAATCATTCATTCGGTCTCACCTCATCGGGCACCGTCTACACCTGGGGAATCAATACCTCGGGCCAGATGGGGGACGGAACGCTGGTGACAAAATCCTCGCCGGTCTTGGTCATCGGCGGTCTCACATTCACGCAAGTTGTCGCTGGCGATAACCACATGCTGGGGATTACTTCGAGTGCCACGCTTTATGCTTGGGGATCCAATACAAAGGGGCAGCTCGGAAACGGAAACTTTGCCAATCAGTCATCTCCGGTTCTCGTCTCTGGAAATAAATCATGGACAACCGTGGTCGCGGGAGTCGGTTTTTCAGCCGGTCTCGACGTAAGCGGAAACCTTTATGTCTGGGGCTCCAACCAATTCGGGCAGATCGCCTCAAATCCAGTCGTCATCGCTGCGGTTTCTTCTCCCGTCCTTGTGACCGGATTCCCGGCGTTTTCGACGCTTTATTCGGGATGCAATGCG